GGCCATAATAAATCCTATTAAATAGTAAAAGTTTCAGCTTCCCAAGGAAAAGCCATTTTTTTACTGGTTTTTAATGCTTGTAATTGCTTTTCTAGGTTCAATTTTATAAGGTTTATATCTTCTTGGGTAGTGTCTGTTTCCAGCCAGCCAATTAAATCTGATTCTTTAATTTCTGATAAAGGTTTACAAACCAATTCTTCAGAGTATTCATGGTAGCCTTCAGTTTCAACAATATTTTGTCCATCTTGTGCCTTTAATAAATAACGAACTTTAGCAATGGTTTCATCACCAAAAGTTTCTAAAATTGACCATTGATAGTTAATCATTTATTTGTATCCATGAAGTTGTTGCTTCATCCCATGAGTAACGCTTATCGTCTGTGGGCATTGGAACTGGTGAACCCCATAAACAAGATTCTTCATTTAATAACCAACTTGGATATGGTTTTGGTGCAATAAAAGCATCCCTTTGACTGTCATAAGTGTAACCAATACCAGCATAATTTTTACGCAATGGTCTGTTATCAGGATGTTGCCCACCATGAGTGTTGTATGAAGTTTGTACCCAGCCATGACCAAAAATGCCACTATCAATGACATCTTGTTCAGCCACAATGACTTGGGTTACGATTCCGTTTTCTACTTTTGCAAAATGCGACATGATTGCTCCTTTTAAGCCGTATAAGTTCCTGATGATGTATAGGTAAGAATTGTATTGCTTCCTGATGTAGTTACTGTTGGGCTTCCTGTGGTTATGCCTGTATATTTTGCAGTTGGAATAGATAAAATAACAATTCCTGAACCGCCAGCACCGCCCGTAGAATCCGCACCAGCGCCACCACCAGTATTAGCAGTTCCACTTGTGCCGTATGCGCCACCGCCACCACTTCCACCAGTACCACTAGCATATCCACCACCGCCACCAGCATAAGTTACGGATGAGCCTGAAATAGATGAAGCAGCACCAGCGCCACCATTTGACCCACTACCTACTGCACCTGCGCCACCACCACCGCCACCTGTACCAGCAGTAGCGCCAGCACCAGCATTACCTTGACCGCTAGTGCCAGCACCACCAGTTCCTGTGCCTGCTGGGAAAGCATTTCCGCCACCACCTGAACCACCTGAATTTCCTGTTGTGCCATTAACATTACCACCTGAACTGCCACCACCGCCAACGGATGTAATAGAACTAAATACCGAATTAGAGCCGTTTGCGGCATAGTTTGCAGTAATAATAGCTCCAGTATTACTAGCACCACCAGCACCAACAGTAATTGTGTAAGATGAACCAGAAATTACTACAAAACCTGTGGCGGCTCTCAATCCACCAGCACCACCGCCACCAGCGGCATAATAAGCTCCACCACCGCCACCAGCAACAACTAAATAATCTACTAAATAAGCTGGTACTAAAGAACCGCTACTTGTAAATGTATGAATGGTATTACCACCTGATGATGTTACTGTTCCACCAGTAAATACTTGTGATCCAGCGTAAGAAATAATGACTACACCGCTACCGCCAGCACCACCGGCAGTTCCACCACCTGATAAGCCACCACCACCACCGCCGCTACCGGTATTAACTGTTCCAGCACCGCCTGGATTTCCGCCGTTACCGCCGCCACCCGATCCACCGGTACCACCACTTCCGCCTAAATCAGTTCTAGCACCGCCACCGCCACCGCCGGCCCTAGTTGTTGCAGTACCATCAATGGATGAAGAAACACCAGCACCACCATTTCCGCCATTATTCCCATTACGATCTGCGCCTACTGCCCCGGCACCACCACCACCGCCAGCACCAGCAAAAGCACTTGCCCCAGTACCGCCAGCATAACCTTGTCCAGTTGTGCCAGCACCGCCTGGGCCATGACCGGCACCGCCACCTGATCCCCCAGCATAACCATCGCCAGGTGTAGCACCACGCCCACCGCCAGCAGAAGTGATAGTAGAAAAAAGGCTATCTGATCCTTGAACACCATCATTATTTCCACCACCGCCAGCACCGCCAGCACCGCCAGCTCCTACTGTTACTGTGTAAATTGAATTTGTGTCAATAATTAAAGAAGATTCAGCACTTGCACCACCACCGCTAGTTCCAGCAGATGTTCTATATCCACCAGCACCACCGCCACCGCCGCTTCGGCTTCCAGCGCCACCAGCACCAGCAATAACTAAAAAGTTTGCAGTAACGGCAGGTGCGCCGCTTGTCCATCCGAAGGCGGCTAGGGCTGCTGCACCAATTTTAGATAAACGTGGCATTTATAACCTTATGCAAATTTGGTTACAGAAGCCAATACAGTAAAGGTTGCGCTTCCTGTTTTAAAAATAACATAGGTATAAGAATCTATTGCACTTGCATTTCCGCTAGTAGGTGCAGTTCCACCTTGCCATTTAGGCGTAACAGAACTGCCATCAACTTGAACCGCAGAATTATAATAAGCAGTTGTTCCATTAGTTACCAAGAATGTAACTGACATTGATTCGCCAGTTGCCATTAAAGTATTTAAAGAAGTTCCACTAGAACCCCTAAAATTGACTGTAAAGTTACCGCTTGCATTAGTTGTGTAATACAAAACAGATTGTGTCGTAATGTCATAATTAATTGTGCCAGTTGCGGCAGTTGCAGAAATGGTTGCAACTTCTTTAATATTTGTTGTTTTTAATGCGGCAACGCTGGTAGAACCAGTAAATGTTTGCAATGCAGTATAAGTTGAAGCAGTTGCCAATAATCCAACGCCAGTTAACGATGTTCCAGCACCAGCAAACGATGTAGCAGTTAATACGCCAGTAGAAGGTACAAAACTTAACTTGGTAGAAGCCGTTTTAATAGGCAAATTACCAGTAGTTGTTGTTACCCAGGCTGGATATACAGTAGTGGCCGTTGTTGTATCGTCTGTAACGCCTACGTTTGTAGCATTGGTTGCGGTTGTTGCAGTTGTTGCAGAACCAGCCGCAATAGTAGATTGTGCTACCCAAGTAGGGGCGGCGGCAGAACCGCCTGATTGCATTAAATACCCGGAAGTTCCAAATCCACTTGTACCGCTACCGGCTGGGGTTGTTCCCAGGTTAGTAGATAGTCCAATAGCACCTGAAGCATTGATAACGTGGGCTGATTGACCAGTAGTGCCCCAGGCTAAATAGGTTTTATAACCATTGCCTGAACCATAACTTACATCACCATCATGGCCAGTAAAGTAAATTCCATTATTAATACTAAAGAAATCAGCCGGTGTAGAAGCACTAAACACGGATGAATTCATACCCATTTCACCGTAATAAGTGGAATCAGTACCTAAATCATTGCTTATTGCCCAATTTGTAGAAGCCCCGGCAGTTGCAGATTTGTTTTGCATGACTGATTGCAAATAACTGCTTGCAACAGTTGCACCTAAAGCAAAATTGCAATTAGAAGCATTAAATCCTAATACTGGCGTTGTGCTGGTAGTAGAACTGGTAGATAAAACAGTAAATGCACCAGTTGAAGCAGTTGTTGCACCAATTGTTACGGCATTAAATCCGCTTACAGTAGTTCCCAGGGCGGCCGCAGTTGCACCAAAAGTAATAGAACTATTGGTCAATTGACTGTTTGCAATGCTTCCCAACGTACCACCAAGGGTAATTGTTCCGGTGCTTGTAATTGGACCGCCAGTAAGAGTAATTCCGTTTACTGTTCCAGCAGTTGCAATAGAAGTTACAGTTCCAGCAGTTGGTGTTGCCCAAGATGGAACGCCAGCGGCTAATGTAAGAACTTGGCCATTACTACCAGCGGCCAAAAATGTAGTTGTATTAACAGAAGATTGATAAGGTAATGAACCAGCCGCACCACCAGCCAAACTGGCCGCATAACCAGTTGTATTTTGGTTAAATGTAGGCCAAGTAAATGTGCCGGTGCTAAAGTTACCGCTTGTTGGCGTACCTAACAATGGGGTTACTAATGAAGGGCTTGTTGCTAAAACAATGTTTCCTGATCCAGTAACGCCAGCCGCTAATGCAGTTGCAACGCCAGTACCAAGGCCTGTAATTGATCCTACGGCTGGGGTAATGGTTGAACTTGATGCAGAAGTAATTTGACCTTGTGCGTTTACGGCTATTACGGCAGAAGCAGTTGCAGAACCATAGGTTGCCGCTGATACGCCAGTATTGGTAATACTAAATTGAGTGCCAGTAAGGGTTAACCCTGTTCCAGCAGTATAGGTTGAAGCAACACTAAAGTTACTCCATGTCATAGCAGTTACGCCTAATGTACCGCCAGGTTGTGCCGTGCAATACCAAGCAGTTCCATTTAATGAACCGGATGAAATAAAGATAATGGCACCAACGTATTCTGCCCAGGTGTCACCACCTACTGAATAAGTCCAGGCAGTTGCAGAAGCAACATAAATGCCGTTTTCTGCGCTATTTGTTTGGTTTTTAACTAATACAACATCGCCAGCAACAAGGGTTACACCATTGATGGTTTGTAGTCCTGACAACGTAATGTTGGCAGAAGTTCCGGTCAATGCTGGGGCTTTCCAGCTTAATCCAGCGGCAAAATAGTCAACATATTGTTTGTTAACAATGTCAGTTGGACCGCTTGCGGCAGTAGTAATTGTGCCGGTTGTGGTTGCAATATTAGTAAAGGTGCCAGCGGCCGGTACTGATCCACCAATTACAGAACTATTAATTGTGCTATTGGTAATTGTTAAACCGGATTGAATAGGGTTAGCCGTTGCATAAAACGCCACGCCCTGGCCAACAAAAGTATTAAAAGACCCATCTAAATTGAAGTAGGCTTGAACTGGTAATAAATTCTGTACCGCAGAATTAGATGGGTTGGTCATACTTTTCCTTTAAGACTAATAGCTTACTGGAGTTACATATAGCGTTCCGGATGTTCCAATAGTAGTAATTGAAAATACTGGTGGAACGGCAATAACCATTGGTGTTTGCATAGAAATACCCAAAACTACTGTGTTTGTTGGCGTACCGGTAGGAACAACTGCCGCACTAGCGGTACCTACACCATTTACTACTGGATAAATATTAATTGTCACAATAGTAGATGCAGTATTCAAAAAAGCACAATAATCCATTTCGTTATTTCCTGAAGCACTAATAGTGACCGCAGTTGATGAAGAACCGCTAACTGAAATACCAGTTGTAGGCCCAATTGGACGTAATGCGTTTGATTGATTCATGATTACACCGCCGTTACTGGGGCTGGGCCTTCAAGACGGGTAATTTGAATGGTATAAACACCGGCCGCTGGGGTTAAAGTACCGCCAGTTACGTTTGCAAACTGAATTGACAATATATTAGCGGTAAAACAATCAGCTTCACCAATAAGGATGCCAAGAGTTTGTGCGCCATTGTAGCCAAAAACTTTAATAATGTCGGTTGTTTGCAAGCCTGGCAAAGCAAAAGTTTGCGTTGCAGTAATTGCAGTTAAAACTGCGGCTGGGGTAATACTAGGTTGAATGTAAAACGTTTCGTGGGAATTGCCACGTGTAACGGTAGTAGATGACATGATGATTTCCTTTAAATGAGGATGATTAATTATAAGCGTAAAAAGGAAAAAAACCACCCTTTATGGGGGTGGCTTTCCTCACTATTTCCTAATCCCTATTAAGGTAGGAAAGTTAAGTCGTAACCGTAAACATATACGTCCATAGTAGCGGCCGCACCTTGTGCAGTACCTACGTTAACGTACAAGTTTTGACCGGTTTGTGCCGCAGTTGAAGCAACAGTACGTTGGCTTACAACAGTTGCCGCACTTAAAGCTGACAATGCGGCGTTAGCTACAATTCCTGTACCACCAGCGGATGGTGCAGTAAACAAGCCAGCGGCGGCAGTTGTCAAACTTGTTGATGCGTTAGTAAAAATAACGTTGGAAACAGAATAGCTACCAGTATTCAAAATTGGTAGAACTGTATCGCCAGTTGCGTTTACGTTAACACCCTGATAAGAAGCTAATAGGCGAATAGCCTGGTTAGTCGCTAGGTTTGATGGGTGATTTGTTACGGTTGTTGCTGGGCCTGGATTTGCCATGATATTAATTCCTTAAATTTAGTGTTTAAAAATGGGGGGTTTTATCCCCCCTATTTTATTACGATGCTACTCGGCAAGCCAATTCAGGGTACAAAGGTGCCCAGCCATACAGAACGTCCAAACGTGTTGGGATGGAATCGTTGTTGATGGTGTATTGACGAACCACACGGATTGACAAACCTAGTTCTTTATCAGAAGCACGGCCAGCGAAATGAACGCCTTCAGGCAATTCCAAGTCAGCACAAGCTAATGTAAATGCGTTGCGGTGCATCAAAATGTTCTGTGGTGAAGTTACGCCAGTATTGTTAAATGGTGTAACTGTCTGTGAACCGCTTGATGTAACGCTAACGTTTTGGAACTGGCCAGCAGTAATAACGGCTGGAACAACGGTAACAGTTGCAGTACCGCCTGAACCAATTGCAGTTGTAGATTGAACTACAAAGTTACGCAATTTGCCATATGACTGACGGTTTTGTGGGTTAACCGCAAATACGCCAGCAATAGTAAATGTATCGCCTTGGTTCAATGTAGCCGCCGCAGAAGTAGCGCCGATAGTGATGTTGCTTGAATAAGCCCATCCACTTGTCAAGAAGCCAGTTGCAGTTGTTACGTTGCAAGATAAAGTAGCAGAAGCATAAGAACCGAAAGTTTGTGAAACAACGTTCTGATCCATATACCAGTTCATACCACCGGAATCACGGCCCATCAAGCCTTTGGTGTATTGGCTAGAAATTTGCTCTGTTGGTACAAACAAACCTTTTAAGCTATCAACGATTGTTGAAGATGTAAATGGCTCGATTGTGCATGAACGGCGGCCATCACGTGGTGCGCCTTCAGAATCAAGGTAAGCGGCCGCAGTCAGGTAAGTAATCAAACCAGTTGGAGCAGTACCAGCAGTACCAACGATGTTTGCGGTGTTGTTTTTAGCAACTAATAGGCCGTCACGGTCCATTTTGTTCGCAACAGTAGCAATAGCTGGCTTCAAAATACGGTCACTAAACATATCCAGGCTTAATGCCAAGTCTTGTGTTGTGAACTGGGTTGAAACTTGGAACTGTGTTGACAATGTAACTGGTACTGAAGTTTCGTTGAAATCTTCAACTACTAAATTCGGTCCAATTGCGCCTAGGAATCGTCCAGGACGGCGTACATTGACTGTTTGACCAATCTTTGCACCAACTACGGCAAACTGGTCATCATAGTTACGGTCAACTTGACCAGTAAATGTTAATTCGTTTTCAAGAACCATCAACGCTTCGTTGGTGATCTTGCTGATTGTTAATAAATTATTTGACATGATATTTCTTTCAAAATTAAATTAGGTTTAACCTTATCTAATCTTCCCGGCTTGTCTTGCGGCCTTCCATTGTTGATACGATAGATCATTTCCATCAGTAACTACATCGGCTACGCCACCAGTTGACCTTAAAGGACGAATAGGTTCAGGTGCTTTAGACTTCGCCGCAACAGTTTTCTTTTCCGCTACTGGGGCATCAGTCTTTTCAAACTGCGCTTCCAGCTTCCCAATCAGTTTTAAAGCACTTGCAGTAGTCATGTCAGATAGCTTTTCAGCTAATTCATCATTGCTGGCAAGTTCGTATAGGATTCTTGGTCCTACGTCACTTTCAACAATTGCATCACGTACCGTATCGTTTACCTTAACGCTACTTGATGCCACCATAACTTCGTAATCAGGTAATTCTGCTTTGGTTGCTTCTAGCTTTTGTTGCCAGGTCTTAATGACCGTTTCACGTTTAGCTTCAGCTTCCTTTTGCTTAACTTCCTGTTCACGCTTTGCCAATGCTTGTTCCGCTGACCATTGCGCTAATGCTTCTGCATATTCAAAAGCATCTTTGTAACTGTCAGGGGACGGCTTTTGATTGTTTTCAGGTGCCGGTTGTGGCTCCCAAATACTTTCTTTAGCCGCTAAACGTTCTTCCAACTCTTTAACTTTGGCTTCCGCTTCTTTGCGTTGCCTAGTAAGTTCAGAAAAACGCTTTTCTAACTTTGGGTTTTGCTTCTTTTCTTCTGTTCCGGTCGCTTCATCTTCCGCTAATTCCGGTTCACTCTGTCCTTTTTCGGCCGCTGGCTCTACTGGATTTTCATCAACAGTAGCCGCAGTTGGGCTTGATTCGGAAGCTAAACCTAATTTATCAGCATTAAAATCCGCTAAATTTTCACTTGTTACTATTGAACTGGCCTGTTTTGGCTGGTCCACTACTTGTGCTTCTGACATGGATAACTCCAAGAATTAACCCTATGAATACACCATAGGTAGTGTTGTTAAGTAATCTTAATACTAAATGTAGTGTTTTGCAACTACATCATTTGTTGTGGCGGTTGACCTTGTTGCATTTGTTGTTCTTGTGGGGGTGGCGGCATCATGGCTTGCATATTGTCAACAATACTATTTGCCGCACGGTCCATGTAAACGCCTTGGTCTTGGTTACGTGAAGCAATTTCAGCTTCTAATCTAGCGGTGTCCATATGGCCAAGGATCAACTTCATCAACGCATCAATTTCAGTCTTATTTTGGCTGGTTACAGAACGGGTGTTTTGGTCATGTAGTTTGACTTCAGCGGCCAATACTGCACGTCTATCTTCACCAACTTGACGTACTTGCTCCACGTCCTGACGGTTCTTAATCATCATCTGTAAGCCCTGGATTTGTTGTGCCATTGCTTGCATTTGTTGCTGGCTTTGTGCCAATTGCATTTGAACTTGTGGTGGAATTGGTGATTTTTCGTCAATTTGGGCTAATGGATTGCTTGCGGCCAAGCGGTCAGCAATGATTTCGGCACCAGGGAAATCCATATTTCTAAAGATTAAATCACCAGCTTGTTGCATTAAGCCAGGATCAGCACCTAATAAGGTCATCATGGAATCAACTGCTTCTTGGCGTTTAGTGTTGTAACCAGGGCCAGTTTCCATAACTACGTCATATTCACCAACAGTGACGTCATTCAATATCTTTTCTACGCCGTTTTCATCTTGTTGGCCTGTACGTTGATTAATTGTGGTCAATTCAGGTTTACCATCATCGCCAATAATTCGCATTACACGTTCTGCGCTATAAATTTTAGGGATAAGGTCAAGAATAATACGGCCAGTATGGGCAATAGAACGGGTCAAATTGTCGTAATAATGGAAATTGGTCATATCCACTTGCATTTGCTGACCTTGCAATGCTTTGCCACTCATATTGCCTTGTGGCAGTTGATTAGGGTCAAAAATGCCTACTACGGCTTGCAAATCTTGGGTAATAGATTGTGCGGCCGCCATAATGCCAGTTGGCGGTTGTTCCGGTACTTGGCGAATTGGGGGCGGTGCGGCCTGACCATTAATATCGGTCATCTTGTAACGCAAATATGAATAGGCCGTATTGTTAGCATTTGACCATTCGGATTCGTGGCCTTCATCTTGACCTTCTGCCATGATCCATTTAGCCCGTGGTGCCAGGGCAACGGATTCAGTCATGGATGTTTGCCAAAAGTTATACATTCGCTGGGGGTCTTTTGCCATACGTACCAGGCCAAACTTCTTACGCTTGTTATCTACAACACATTGCTGGCCATAAGTTGGTACAACTGGGATGTATTTGCCGGCCCATGTGCCTTCTTCTAGCACTTGCATGGCGGTTAGCTTGCACCATTTAATAGATTTTCTAAATGTTTTACGGCGGCTTACCTCATATATGCCAGCCAATTCCATTGTTTCCTTGTTTGGCAGTTCATCTTCAAAAGCAGTTGTGCCATCAGATAAAAGAACTAAATGGGTACTTTCAATACGGGTGTAAAAGTATTCAGCAATACGAATATCGTGCTTTGTTACCCATTCGCTATTGGAATCACCGGTACCACGTGCAGAAAAACTACCGCCATCATCAGCATCAGGGTACATTTTTCTAAAGTTTTCTTTAGCCATTACCACCGTAATCAAGCATTTTTCTGCATCAGAACCATCCGGTGCAGTTGAATTAGGGTCAAAATATACGGTAAATGGATTGTCAATTGGCTTAATGTAAATTTCCTGATCAAAACTATCAGGGCGTACATAGTCAGTAGTAATACGCCAATAACCCCATCCCATACGTACGGCAAAATCAAAAGCCGTGTCATAAGCATGGTCAGCATTGGAATTTACTTCAACGTGGCGGCAAATACCAGTAATGATTTCAGCCATCTTTGCATCAGTTTCATTATTCATGCCCTGGCACTTGATACGTGGGCGTTGCTGGCGTTGTTGGTTACAAATCTGCCTTACATACGCATCCACTTTATTGATTGTCAGGCAAGGCCTTGCTTCTAATGTACGGCTATTTTGGATTTCTACTGGCCATTGATCACCAGCGGCAAACTTAACATCATCTAATGCTTCTTGGCGATTGGTAGTATCAGCTTCGGCCGCCTGACGTAAGAATTCGATTGCTTCGGTAATTCGGGAATCCCCGTCTGTGTCACCGTAATATTTCTTATCTTCGTAGTAATCAGCCATATTTATCCCATCCAGCCTATTGGTGCCCTTTGACTTGCCTTTTGTGGCTGGGCTTTTCTAGGTTCATTAATCATTAATCCAATGTACCTGAACGCATCGGCCCCGTGCGAATATTCATCGTGTAGTGGCTTGGCACTAAACATTTTCGTGTCAGGGTCAACGTCATACCGGTAATGTCTTAAACATTGTAAGCCTTCTTCAGTATTTTGCCTATCGAAATAGCATTTATTGAATATGGTTCTTGCCGCATTAATACTGTCATTTACTGGCACACGGTCAAGAATTTGTACCTTCATGCCGGTAGCCCTGACTATTTCTTCGATGGATTTGCCGGTACCCAATGATTTGGCTTTGGCATCGTGCGGTAGCCATATGGTGTCATAAACGTAACCGAATGATTGCAGTTTTGCCATGTAATAACTTATGGTTTGCTGACTATCTTCAAAATAACGTAATAACCTGGTTTCTTGGCCAACAAATTGCAGTAGCCACACGGCCGTTTGATCCGCCCACCCCAAATCGAATATTGCGTGAACGCCTTTGGTTGCATCATATGGTACGTTGCATATGCGGCCTTCTAATTCAGCCATAGTGACTTCTTTAGCAAATATGGCACCATCTACTGTTTGTCGTGGAATTCCTTCCCAAACGTTGTTATACGCTTCTATATCCCTACCTTGTAAGGCACGGCGTTCTAAATCTAATACTTCAGGGAACCAAGGGTTATCTGACCAGTTGATCTTTTGAACTACTGCGTTTTCCGGTGGGTTCATAACGAACCGCTTCCAGGTTTCATCGGTAGGCAGTTCAGGGTTAAAGCTAATCCATATTTCGCTATCTGCTTTACGAATAGTAGGCACCAGAACGTTCCAGCTATTAGGGCTTACAGATTGGGCTTCTTCTACCCAGCATATATCAATGCCCTCAATGGATTTAACGTTGTTTGTATTGTTCTTAACGCCTACAAATATGAATTCGGTACCGTTTATGCCCCTAATGGTGCGGTCTGTCACCTCATAATGGGCTTCTAGTTCCAAGTTATGGATTTGATCTACCAGTAACTTATGTACCGAATCCTTAATACTGGTTTGAAATTCACGGGCGCAGAGTACCCGTATTGATTGTTCACACCCTTTTAGCAGTAGTGCCCTGGCTATGTTCCATGACTTACTGCCACCTCGGCCGCCATAAAGAACACGGTAACGTGCCTTTTCAGGAACAAATAAACATTTAAGCTTTGCCGGAAACCGTGCTTTAGCTTTAGCTTCCTGAATCGTTGCCATTGGCCGGTTCTTCAAAAGTTAATACAAAACCAGCTTTTAGTTCTAATCCACCAGGGCCTTGTATTTCCTGAATGGCTACTGCTTTGCCATCCATCCTATCAATCACTTCCTTGACTGCCCACGGCTCACCTTCAATAGCGGCATCTACTAGCTTCTCGCTTACCTGGCGTAGCTTCAATGAATCGTTCTGTACCAGCACCTTACGCAATTGGTCATAAAACAGTTTTCCCTTCTTGGCGTTGTCATTGCCAATAGGCGCACCCACTTTATTTGTGTCAATTGATAAAGTCATGATTTGTAAAGCTTTCTTTACTCTGCCGATTTAGTAATTGTAATATCTTCAGGGTTTACTTGCATACCTTCTACTGGCTTATTCTTGGCTATCCATTGCTCGTTAGCACTTGCTAACAATTTGTTATGGAGTTCTTCTACCAGTTCCATAGGTAGCTTCTTTAAGCCAGCTAATAGCAGTTGAACTTCTTTAACGTCTAAATCTGCAAAAGTGATCATGCTTATATCCTTTTTGGTTTGGTTTTCTTGGATTTGCTTGCGGCATTTTTTTCAGCATAAGCAATGGCTACTGCTTGCTTTACTGGTTTACCAGCCTTAATTTCAGTCTTAATGTTTTCTTTAAATGCTTTAGGGGATGTTGATTTCTTTAATGGCATAGCAGTCTTTCGTGATGTTGATCCAGTTGTTACTACTGTTGCTTTTTTTCGTGGTTTACGTACACCAGGTATTGGGTCTATTCCCTTATAAGTATCTGTAAAAGGGTCATAAGTTACATATTTGGCGTTTGGTCTTACCGCTTTTTCTACTTGGGGGCGGGGTTTGGGTTTTGCAATAGGTTCAGGTTTATCAAATGGCCAATGTGGTGTAGTGGTATCTTCACCTTTTGGTTTATTTTTTAACCAGGCCAATAATCGCTTAATCATTTTTTAGCCGTCTTAGCTGATTCTTTAAATGCTTTAGCAGTTGGTGCGCCCTTGCTTCCAGGTGAACGCATACGTTCTACTGGCTTGCCTTCAGCTTTTTCTTCTTTGATCCTATTTCTTTTAGCGGCGATATTGGCGTAAAGGCCAGGTTTAGTTGCCATTTTTTGGTGCCCTTGTGTTAACTTTTTTGGCGGCTGGGCGTTTTACCGCTGGTTTATTGTCTTTAGTAATAAATGTGTAGCTTATATCCAAATTTTCAATTGGCAATTCTACTTTTTTGACTTTGTACCAGCCAAAATGGGCCATAATTTTTTCAATTAGTGTATCTTGCGGATCATGTAAATCAATGTTCATGCTTGCTCCCTATCAGTTATAAAACATACGTCTTGCCATGACATTATCAGATAACGTTCATTGTTGGTAAAGTATTCTTTATATTTTAGGTATTCATCGCCACCCATTGTGCCAAATCTGACATATTGGCCTACTTCTACTGGCATAGCTTCACGGCGGCCTTTAACCTTCTTGCCAGGGCCTACGGCTACTACCGTGCCCATGTTGTCCACTTCTTTGTTATTAACAATGATAGTGGTGCTTAAAATGCGTTTATCCGGGCGAATAACTATCTTATCCCCCAGCGGTTTCAATATAAAATCTACATCAGCCATTGCAAGTTCTCCGATTACTTGTATTGGTTAGAAGGCCCCCTAGTTTCACGTGCTAGTGGGGCTTTCGTTTTATCCCATGTTGTCGTTAGCGTGTTGATTGGTATTAAACCTAAATTCAGTACCAATGTCATCAGCACTACTTTTAAGCATATTACTTGGAATTGGTTTAGCCAAAATAGCATCTGCGGCTGGTGTAGCCGTTTTAGTTGCTGGTTTGCCAATAATAGCTTTTCTACGTTCCAAATAATCTTCCATCTTGACCATATCCAGCAAATCCATAGATTTGCCACCCTTGGGGTTTAGATCAGCGGTGAAAGCCATGATTAATCGTTACAAGGTTGGTAACACTCACGGGTATGCGTATAAACAATGCCAGCGGTACGGCCAGTATTGAATAAACCATCTTTACCGGTCATATCTTCTTTGCCCATAGCTACGCCATTGACAATTTTGCCCATGCGTTCGCCGGTAGTATCTGAAGAATCAGCACCTTTTGGTGGGGTTGCGCCAGTTGTTGAAGGTACGCCCTTCATTGAATCCATTTTGCCCATGATTAGTTCTCCTATGTGATGGGGGAATACAAACTACATTTTCGTCTATTTTACTACTTTGTCAATTATCTTCTTCATCGCCCATCAGCAATGGTGCTGGGGCTAAACCTATACCGCTAAACAATGGCTGGCCTTTTTCTTTTATGTCTTTTTTAGCCATATCGGATAAATCAAAATAATGCACTTCATCGCCTTTTGGGGCGGCATCACCAAGTATTTTTCCTCGTTCATCTAAAGACAATTTATCAAATTCTTGTCGTGACATATTTATGCTTTTAAAATAATCATTTACCGCTTCTTGGGAAGGCATTTGTTCACTAGGCAAATTAGCTTTTTTAACGCCAATACCGTATTTTTTGCCATATTTATTAATAAAGTCCGGCAATATCTTGTCGTAAAAGCCTTTCATGCCTTCGCCGCCTACGTCCAAGTCAAGGCCACTATAAGTTTTACCATCAGGATTATCAGGTGAATCTTCAACAATTTTTTTAGCTAAATCTTTACCTAGCAAATTTTCTAATTCTTGTTCAGAAACAGTCTTATTTACTGACGGATTACCATTTTTATTGGTTGCAGTAATAACGTATTGGCCTTCTTTTGTGCCACTTAATAATTTTTCTGCTCTTAATTCGTTGATTTGTTTAGATAAACTATAACGTTCTGCTTGTTGCTTACCAGTAGTAAATGCTACGGCATCGTAATCACCTTTAACTGCTTCATTAAGAATCTGTTTCATCATTAATTCATGCCAGTTTTTCTTGTATGGTGCATCGGGTACGCCTTTTGGACTTAATTCACTTCTTAATTCAATATCTTGGCGTTTAATGTCAGCTAACCGCATATCTTCGTTAATAGTTGACAATCCTTCAGCTTTTGCGGCATCACGTTGATTCATAGCGTAAGAATTCATATCCCTTAATTTGTCTAGTTCAAGCCTAATTTCCATTTTTCTTTCTTCAGAAATTGGTGTTGCGTAGCCTTCTTTTCGGCCTTTTTGATGCCAATCTGATTGAATTTCTTCAACAAATAAAGTCTTTTTGCCATTGATGATGCGGTCATTTAGCCTTGTATGGGCAAGAATGTTGGGTTCATCAAAATGGCCTGATTGATACGTTTGACCAGCTTGTTCACGGCCAACGGTAATATTCCCGTTGTTACGCCTGATTAATTCTTGAATGTTGCTAGGAATTGAGCCTGTAAATTCTACCGTGGTTGTATCATTTAAACGGCCATAATCCATGTTTTCAAAACCTTCCGCTGACATATCAGTTAAAAAATCATCAGTATCGGTATGGTTTTGAAATGTTATACGGCTGTTATAAATTGGTTCTTTTTGTGGCAAAGTTGTTAGCACTTCCCGGTAATTAGTGTATTTGCCAGGTAATGTGTAATCTTCGTATTTGGGGCCACCTTCGCTACCAATATCAATTACACCTTCATCTAAAAGGTGTTGGCGTAAAGCATCTTGGGCTTCATCAATATCGTAAATTCCTCTATTGCCGCCTAAATCTAAAAAACGGCCATTGGGGTCTTTAATTGAATATCCATTGTCAGGATTTCCATAAATGTCATACCCATAATCATCGTAATGATGAGTTATTGGATTGTCGTAATACATTTCATGGGCTTGTTGTTTTGCATTTTCGTACAAAACACCATCAATATCTTCTTCTAATCTAGCCTGGGAATATGGGTTTGTATTGTAATCTGCATAACGTTCAGGGTCAGCTTCCAATAATGCTTCACGTTCTTGGCTACGTATTACGTCATCGTTTTTCATGTCGTAATGCAAATCATCGGCTAATGAACGTATGTAATCTTCATCGTGATATACGTCACCACCACGCAATGAATATTCATCATAAGTATCTGCGCCACCCATTGATTCATCTAAAATTTTGTTTTCAAGTTTTAAACGTCTTTCACCCATGTAATTCAAAAGTTCTTGTTTGGTAACAGTTGGATGATCTAGTAAATATTGCTTTACACCGCTTACGTCAAGTTCTTCAGTCTTTACGCCTGGGGTCTTTTCTAGTTGCTTTAGGAATTGGTCACCAGTACCTTTTGGTTGTTGGATTTTTAATATGGCGTTTTCTAATGGGGAATGAAAACCTAATTCATCTATTGCAGAAGCAACTTCTTGTATTTTTTTGGTTTCGCCGGGTTCAACTGCGTTTAGTATTCCACCCGTTTTAGTCATGTAATCTTCAACTGCTTTATATGCCGTAGGGCCAACGTAGTTTCCATAAGCTTTAGCGGCTTTACCACCAAAATAACCTAAAGCTGGTGCAACGTATTCACCCAAGGTTTCGTGTTGCTTGTAGCCCTCGTATGGGGCTGATACACGGGGTACAAAGTCTAGGGTTTCTTCAGTTGTTGGGGCAATTTGCTGAATTGCAGTTGAATATGGATTAGCAAGGAATTGTGCGGCCCTGGTAAAGTTTCTAAATCCTTTTGATAAAGGACTATGGGTAAGGTCTTGCAGTTCACGCAAATCACCGCTTGTGCCTATTGCCTGGGCTACGCCACCACGGCCTAATGATTCGGTGACATTTGGCGTTAGTTGTAAAGCTTCTTTAAAACTGGTTCCAGCTTCACGTAATTTAGTTCTATCTTGAAGGCCATTTAAAATTTGATATAACGATTCCTTTAAGGAACCGGAAGAAGGTTCATTGTAGTAATCGTATTCTTCGTAGGCCATAGTTTATTTTATAAGATTTTTCTTGTTACGCCTAATGCTCTTATTGCGGCATCCACACTATCCACACGGCTAATTGGACCGCCACGCCATTTGCCTATAAAGTCTAGTTGGTCAGGGGTAAATTTACCTTTGGGCATTTTAACTTCCATCAATATAGTTTCACCTTGATAACCAACAAGTAGATCAGGGCATCCATGTTTCATGGCGGCAAGTGACACCACGGTAGCACCTATTTGTCGTAGTGCCAAAACTATTTCTTTATGATTTGTATCTATTCGTGCGTATGTCATTGATTTTAAATTAAAATAGATTAGTATTGCCTAACTTTACCATTATAAAGGCTTGGAATGAGCAAACCAGCGTGTAGTGAGCAAGAGTTTATAGCATTATTCAAAGAGCATAGATCACCTACGGCCGTAGCCAAAATATTGAATGTTGATACTAGAAGCGTTATTGCTCGTAGAAGAAATCTAGAAAAAAAGCACGATATTGTGCTTGTATCTAACAATAATCGTGGAATACCAAGGTTTACCATTCCTGAAAACAAAATTCGTTGTGAATACGAATTAAAAAATGGCATTGTTATGGTAGGTTCGGATTGCCACTATAACCCCAATTACATATCCACCGCCCATCGTGCTTTTGTATATTTTACAAAACAATTAAAGCCAAATATGGTGATTTTAAATGGTGATTTGTTTGATTTTGCTCAAATTAGCCAACATAACAGAATTGGCTATCAACAACATCCTACTGTTCAACAAGAATTAGAAGAAGTTCAAAACCGATTAGGTGACATTGAAAAAGTTAGACCGGCTGGGTGTATATTGCACCGCAATATTGGTAACCACGATTTAAGATTTGATGGCAAGCTATCTAACGTTTTACCGCAGTATGAAGGCGTAAAAGGTATGTGCTTACATGATCATTTGCCTGGATGGTCATATAGCTGGTCAGTAGTAGTCAATGACAATACGATGATAAAACACCGGTGGCATAACGGTATTCATGCGGTATATAACAACGTGCTTAAAGGCGGTATGTCAATGGTTACAGGCCATTTGCACTCTTTAAAATGTACCCCGTGGAGTAATTATACGGGCGATAAATATGGTGTTGATACCGGAATGATGGCGGCAGTCAGGGATGACCAGTTTATGTACCATGAAGATTCTAGCGTAAACTGGCGAGCCGGATTTGCAGTCCTAACTTATATCAACGGCCATTTAATGCCGCCCGAACTTGTGCAAGTTATTAATGAGGATGAAGGGCTAGTATTTTTTAGGGGCGAATTACATGAGATTAAATCCTGAAACATTAAAGCATCTGTATTCAAGTCTTTATTGCACCTACCCATTTACTAAATGGCCTATGCCATTGCCTGAAGAAATTGAATTTATTGTTACGCCTGATCCTGAAGTAATGGGTACATACTTGCTAGATACTGGCGGTGACTATAGCCATACCATTACTATATCATCAGGGCGTTGTAGCCACTTTTATACCGTTTTAACCACCCTTGCCCATGAGTGCGTACACATGAGTTTTTATAAACAAAAAGGGGATAAATGGTTGCAACATGGCAAACCGTTTAGAACCCGTTGCAAGATGGTAGCTAATGAACTAGGCTTTGATCCGCTGGAGTTGTAACCTATAAGTACCAATTTACTATACATATTGATACCTATATGTATAGTTATTGACAAAAAGTGTACATATCAGCAGAGTTGTTGACATTTTTGTAAAGTTTTGGCGGTTAATTGTAAAGTTGTTGACATGGGATTGTAAAGTTTTGGTTTATAAATAAGTCTATAAGT